AACAAGTTTAGCGTCTTCGAACTTTAGCTCAACCTCTTCGGGAGCTGATTCGGTTACTTTTTCCTCCTCTGTGAAGAGAAGTTTCTTAATCTCAGGGAGTCTCCCTGATACGAGTTCAGAAATATTCATACGATAGAGTCTTTACTCATATATAGAGCAGAATCTATTTCGTGCCACTTACCCCACAATCTCCGATACGATAGCCTCGATGAGCTCCTTGTCCATCGTGAGCTCCTTATCCTCTTCGAACAAGCCCTCTACAGAGAAGCCCTTAAAATCACCCGACTTGACTTGCTCCCATATATCATCGTTCTCAACCTTGAATGAGCCGAACCAAGAGCCCTCAGTCAGTTCCTCATATCCTCTCGGAGTTTTCTTGCGGTCATCAATAATGAAAGACTCAAACATGAATACACCATCTACGGCAGTCTCATGCATCTCATTAACTGAATTAGTCCTCCCCTCTTTCATGTACTTGTAGACTATCTTACGAATGGTCTCAGGGTTGAATACCACGTAGTATTCGTTATCCTCAGAATCGCGTCTGTATATCGGGAGGTCAGCTATCATTAGAGGACCGGAAATAACCCTCTTCTCTTCGTTCGTTATCTCAAAGGTATAAGCCTTAGGCTGCTTAGAGAACGCCATCCAATTTCGCTCTATGGCTGGTTCGTCCACCAAAGCAATGCTATCTACTCCAGCCTCTTCGTTATCATCTATCGTTAAGTATATTACGGGTAACTTGTTCATCCTCCAAAGTTTGCTTGTGATTCTATCTGATTTACATTATTCTGATTGCCCGTCATCTCGGTCTCTACTACATAAGCTTGAATAGGTGCTAATTGAGCTTGTTCCGAACCAGCTAACTCAGTCGTAGCCGTAGATGCAGCTGCCATGCTTGGAGCTGATGCTGATGATGGAGCTTGTACATTCATAGGTGGAGCTGGCGGTCCCTCAGCTTGATTCAATATAGCTGAGGCTGATGCGATAGCTCCTACTACAGTTCCTACTGCTACTGCTATGTTAGCTATCATATCCCACGGAGAACCAGAAGATTGTACCGCATTCTTTATAGCCGCGGCTGTAGCAATAGCCGCATTGATAGCTATCTCTCCTACCGCAAGAGCCTTAGCGAACGCTTGATTCTCCATACCAGCTTGTTGCATTGCTGAGCTGATAGCTCCGAGAGCTCCAGCCACTCCCTTAGCAGCTCCTACCTTAGCCTTGTCTACTTTATCTTGCTCCTTAGCTATCTTATCAGCGTGAGCCTTCTCTTCCTTCTCATCCTCCTTATTCCATTTCTCATTCAGCTCTGCCAATCTGACTCTCTTCTCTTCCTCTAAGTCAACAGTTTGGTCGTTAGCGAGTCTCTTCATCTCTGCGAGTCTCTCCATCTCAACGAGCAGCTCCTCCATCTCTACCTCACGCTCAGTCTTACCGAGAAGCCTCAGCTCTTGCTGGAAGTCGAATAGTTCTTTTTCAAGAGCTTTCTCATTAGTCATCTGCTCGGACTTCTGACCCGTTATCCTCTCATCTACATCAACCAGCTCTTTCTTAGCTAATATGAGAGCCTTGAGTCTCTCTGTATTCTCCCCGTAAGCATCTATCTGAGCCTGAGCTGAGTCTACTGCTACCTGAGCAATAGCACGTTCATTCTCCGCTTGTTCGTTGAGTATCTCTCCGAGCTTTGTATTAGCCTCAATTCTCTCCCGAATGGTTTTGCTGATATCATCCCGTATCTGTCTCTGTATCTCAGCCTCTTCTTGTGTAGCTAACATTTGGAGCTGCATCTGAGCCTCTGCTAACTCAGCTGCGTTCCTGAGTTCAACGATTTTCGTGGCAGTATCTACCGCTTCGGTTACGGTTTCCTTAACCGTTTCTACTACTGCTTGAACTCCATTAACAACAGTCTCTACTACCTTCTGAGCTTCCTCCGCAGCCTTAGCTTGATGCTTCAATACTTCCTCTTGTCGCTTAGCTATCTCTGCTTGTATTTCAGCTGCTTCCTCAGTATCTCCCGTTAGCTCGTTCCACTTTAGTCTTACCGAATCTATGCTGTTGACAATCTCTTTCCAAGTACCGAGAAACTTATTAACGATAAAGCTGGTTAAGGACGAGAAGAAATCTTGTACGGGCTTCGTAGCCTCAACGAAGTCATCTAACGCCTCCTGAGGTTCTGTGAATAGCTTGATAAGGAATTTAGCTAAGGGCATAACCGCCTCATTTAATACCTTGGTAAGTATTATCTGTACGGACTCGAAAGCTATTGCGAAAGCATTAGCTGCTTCTTGATTATTACTCACTACGCCTTTGAGCATCTCGAATGCTTTCTGTAGTAGTATTAGTAGCCCTCCCATCGATAGGGCAGTCTTAAGGACTGAGCCGAATTTCTTTACTCCTCCACTTGCTGCCTTGGCTCCTTTCCCAGCTGCCTCGAATCCTCCAGCCATCTGTTCTTTCATAGCCTCAGCTTCCTCCTGAGTTCTGAACATAGCTGACTCGAGAGCTTCGAGCCTCTTAATGGCATCTCCTGACTCTACATCAACATCAATTACTACTTTCTTATCCTCTGCCATTATACGGGAATCAATCGATAAGTAACGTGTAGTTCTATCTCATCTCCTCCAGCCGTAGGGTCGCCCGTTTCAATCGTAGCGGTTAAGTCTTTATTCTCTATCAGTTGAGTATCTGTTGCTGAAGTTGCTTGTACTGCTGACATCTTCCAAAACGCTGGAACGGTTGTTAGTAGAATCTTGCCATTATCGAATTGAGCATCTGTTGCCGTATCGGTCAATAGTTGCAAGTTCAGATTTGTTGCATAAGGAACGAACCGCGATTGATTTCGAACGCTTGCGGAAATAACCTCTATTGCGTAACCGCTAACCGCGCCAACCAAAGTGATAGGAGTAGTGTTCAAGGCTAAGACTTGAGCCTTTGTTAGAACGACCTTTACCGAGCCGCCTAAGCAACTTACTCCGTTATCGTCTCTGCTCCAAAGAACCCCGTCAGCTTGGTTATAAAATAGTTCGCCCTTGTAGATATCCGTAGCTATCCAAGTGCCATCAGTATGGTCGCTGGAGCTTGGTATTGTAGGTACGGTAGATGATACCGTTGACCGTTTAATTTTGATTCTTGAGTCTTGTGTTGCCATTAGTTTTGTCCTCCCTCTATTAAGTAAATAGCACTATCGCTGAATTGTGTCTGAACGATATTTTGACCTCCATCAATAGTGAAGATATTAGTACCTCCGTTCAGAGCTCTAACGGTATCCTCTCCTCCCTCTATTATGTCGCGGTTCTCTTGCTCCTTTCCATTCACGAATGTCGTATTGCTCTGAGATACTTTTGCTCCGCTTGTATTGATTAGCTGGACATTATGAAGTCCTCCGTTGACCTGATTGTTATCTCCTGAGATATTGATATTCGTAGAGCCGTTTCCGATAAAATTATCATCTCCGTTAATTACGAATTTTGATGACCCAGCTCCTACCCGATTATTCTTGCCACGAACTGAACCAGCGAAATCAGGGAAGATATTACCTGAGCGTTTAAGCTGCTTGACATTGGGAGCTTTTACCTTTGTGAGAGAATCGGTGATATTAGCCGTTCTACCGAGCGTATAATCTTCTTTGGAGAAAGTGGTAGGCTCTTTGATTTTAATGAGCTCAGCCTTTGTTAAACCCTCCTTAAACGGATTGTAGTTCATTATCTTATTGAGCCTCCAATAAGAATTGTCTATTATGATTTGGTCTCTGAAGTCGAGCGTATTGATATCCTGAGGCTCAAGATAGAAATGAGCCGTCATTACTTTCGAATCCTTATCTGTTATCTCAAGAAAGTAATTCCTATGGTAGTTATTGAACAGATTAGCATTAGTGATTTGAAGAGTTCCCGTATTAGCGTTAGCCTGATACCTCAGCTCTCGGGTTACTCCGAAATTGATATCCAGCGTAGGAGTTAGAGGGTTATCCCAATGCCCAGCATAGGGATAGAAATATTGTTGAACATTTACGGTAAGTGGAGGTTGATTATTTGGTTGAGCTTGCCTATACTGAAACATCCATGATGGACTGCTTGGCAATAGACCTCCCCAATATAGGATACGAATATTATGCTCAGTCTGCTGGATGCCATCCTCTAAGTCCTCGTTATATATCCTCCCTACTATTCTATTGCTATCTCTATCGTTAACCAATACGGTAGGAGAGAACTCTATCTCTACCTCCTTATCTGATGTCAGGAAATCGTTATCTACTTCAATACGAGCATCACCATAAACCCTCGAGTATTTGCTCTCGTATTTGGCGTTATCATAATCTTCGTCTGACTGATATGTATAGGTATAGAGCTTATCCGTTAATACGCCTAACGGCTCAAGACTAATACTCTTATCTCTTGCCATCTTACGTGTCCAATCCTTAGAGCTCCCAGCTGCGTAGAAATCATCCCTTGTCTCGATAAGTAGATTGCGCTCATTATTAGGGTCTACCTCCACGAATAGGTTGAACATCTTGAAGATGGAGAGAAGCATATCCTCCATCGTGATATTCGGAATCAAACTATTCATAGGAATGGTCTGTCCTTGAACGATTCCCAGCTCACCAGCTGCTACCTCAAATGTAGAGTTAGTATCCATAGTGCAAGATAGTTGAGCCATCCATATACCTATCTCAGTAGAATCTCCACCGATGGCTGCGTATATCTTATCTCCAGCCTCCATCCATACATTCTCCGCACCAATACTAACCGTAGTAGTCTCGGTTGCTCCTATGGTGCCTGATGCTGGGATACCAATTAAGATTTGACTACCCGAAACTACGTTGATTGAACCGTTAACGGTTTGAACTATGATAGCCCAATTGGTAGCCCAATCTCCCGTAACCAAGGGAACTAATGAAGCAAATCTCTCCATAGTAAACGATGCAACTACAGAAGCATTGTAAAAGCCCGAACTTGGTGCTACATAATAATCACCAGAGTTATCCCATAAGTTATTAGGGTCTATCAATCCATCAAACTGAAGATGTACCGTATCGTTGAATGGAGCGTTAGGATAGTTAGGGTAGAAGTCATCTCCCAAATTAGTTAGATTCCCGATAGCAGTACAAGCTCGATTCGCTATTTCAGTATCGCCAATTGCGAAGCCCTCATTAGTCCATGGTATGATGAGCTTCTTGAAGAACGCTGAGTCGAAGAAACTACTACTATAAGTGAAATCTGCAAAGCTGAAGATTCGGTCAATAATATCATACAAGAATACCGCTGGTCTAAATTGCTCAACTTTCCATCCGTTAGCATTGCCTATTTGGAAAGGCTCAACTACTCCGTAATCTATCATAGGGTAGACATAGCCCGAAGTATTGCTCCAGCTGGAGGTTATTCTTCCGTAGTCCCATTGGTGATTAAGGTCTGAGAAATCTATGTAGGGTAAGCCATTATCATCCAATCCGTTGAGCTCCTTATCTCCCAGCTCTGCGAAGATATTCAAGAGCTTCCCAACGAATACTACCTCGTAGGTATAAGCATTCTCTTGCTTGAGTATTTTACGGAGCTGCATGACTCCAGCCATGACCTCCACTCCATCAGCTATGACCCTTGCCTCAGCTTTTTTATTAGGGTTAAAATTGACACTAATATTATCGTTGTTAGCATCGTAATTATTTGAAATGTTAATATCGTAGATGTGTCCGAGAAGCTCATCGTTATTCTGAGTAGCTGGGCACTTGATAGTCTTAGAGTATTCGGTACTCCTCTTCTCAGGACTCCTGATATCTGCTATCCCATAGTTAAGGGAGAAATTGAATCCCTCAAATACATCTAATCTCCTACCCTCTATACGAACTTCAACCACGTTGCCTTTTATTTTTAAGTGAGTATATCAGCTCGAAAGTATATTGGCAAAGCTTCTCGTTAAGAGAGGTCTGACGAACTATCCTCTTCGGGTCTATATTAACTGCTATCAGCTCGTTATTCTCCTCAATGTATAAGCTGGGGCTTGATGCTAAGTCCTCCATCCATACGCTCTCAGAATCAGTCAGGTAGTCGGTATTGATTGTTACCCGTTTCCTGAGCCCTACATTGTAATCCGTTGAGCCTTTTGACTTCTTAGAATAGTCGTAAGTCCAGCCGTTCCAATCATGATGCTGCTGGTCGTATTTGTCCTTCTTGATATCCGTTACATTGATTGATTTTAGATAAGCATTGAAAGCATCATAGCCTCCCAATCTATTGAGGAAGTGAACCCTTACTCCATCATACTTAGAGCATGGAGGATTGATATTGAAAGTGAACCTTTCACTTGTCTGAGCGTTAGTATTATCCTCAAGATGTATGGTATAAGATAGAGCTCCATTCAGAGCCGTAGATGGAGTAGAGCCGAGTAAGCTATCAGTCCATATACTCGGGTCGGTATTGATGATGTCCTGAGTCCCAATTGCTATCCTCTGATATATCTCACTCCAAGAGTCAGCCGTTGCTATCCCGTTAGATACCGTAGCATCAGCTATAAGAGAGCCTGAGCCATCGTATCCGTCATATACCTTAATGTTATATTGATAGGCTCCAAATCGTTCGTTAGCGATGAAGTAAAGATGGTAGCTCTGAGCTGAGTCAATACTGATGGTTCTCGGAGAGTCAGTCAGGAATCTCTTAGTAGTGGAGCTGGAGTTATTGATGATGTAATCATCGTAGTTGAAATCCAGCCACGTATCCATATCACGAACGCCATTCCAAACGCTTTTCATCTTGCTAAATAGCCAATTGTTAGTAACGTAGTATATGTCGTTGGAGTTCTTCTCCTCCTCTTGAATGAGCAGATAGTATTCCTGATGTATCTTGTTAGTCTTGAAGAATCCAGCATGAGCAGCTCCCTTGATATCTACCTCTCCCTTAATATTACTCTGCAAGAATCTTGACGGGTCAAAGAACGCTCTATCAAAATAAACCGTTCCACCATCTTCTGCTCTTGTAGGATATACTCGAACCGTTGCTATTGCTGGGTCAGTTGGAAAGGTCTCAGGGAGTACCATAATCTTGAACCTTACCGTTGGAGTATAGTTCGTGGTTTTGATAACGTAAGCGTTATCGTTGAATGCTAAGCCATACTCGGACGGCTCTCCGTTCTGTGTTAAAAATATTGCCATCTAATCCTTTTTGCTATCGTTGATGAAAGTGATGATTTCAGAGAGCTTGAACTCTACCATCTCAGCCGTAGCCGTTGCTATATCCTTGAACATCTTATTGTCCAGCTTATCTCGAGCTTCGGTTACAAATGGTCTTGCTTTATATCCCTCTCTGTGAATCTTCTGAGCCATAGCCCATGCCACGCTCTTATACTTAGCATCAGACCACTTAGTATCTGAGCCTCCCTCGTATTTACCCTTTCCTCCTGAGGTTACTTTCTGCCTTACATTGGGAAGCCTGAGCCATTCCTCCAGCTTAGTCTTGAGCACTCCACCCTCTCCGTTCTTGGTTTCTCCTCTCCCGTAATTGATTTGCTCCCAATAAGGTTCTGCCTCTATCTTCATTACATAGGTCTTACCGAAGAGCTTTACTCTTGGTTGCTTACCTATCTTCAGACTTGCTCCGAGAGCCCCTGAGCCAACGATATCATACTTCTTAATACCTTTGCCCATCTCTGAGAGATAAGCTCTCTGATAGTCTCTGAGCGTCTTTATTACGGGGTTAGCCTCTGCCATTCTTTAACTGTTGTTGGTCGTAGGCTTGTTTCGCTTTCTGAAAACTGATGAGATTGAGGAACTCTCTGAGCTCAAGGTCGAAGAAATAACCCCATTTCGTAGCATCGTTATTAGATAGGGAATTGACGGTAGCCAACCAGCCGTATTTGGTTTGATACGTTTCAGCTCTCGTATTAGAGTCCTCTCTGCTTTCTTGGTCTCGTTTACCGAAGATTCCAACATATGTTCTGCGAACCTCTTCCAATTGTCTAAAAAAAAACCTGATAACGGATGAATGATATCAATAGGGCATTCAAGCATCTCCTCAGCTATCTCGTTATGCTTGTTAGAATCATACTCTGTCCTCTTCCAGCCGTACCATCTCTTCTCATAAGGGATAACGAATACTGCCATGATATGATGTAGGTTATCAATAACCTTATCAGGGTTCTTTAGAAGATGCTGGAGCGTGATATACTGACCTCCACTCAGCTCGTAGATATCATGGACTACTCTATATTTCTTGCCGTTCAATTTAAACCTCCGAGTCAGAGTATTATCCATTGGCTCAGTTATAAACTTGAGAGCCTCCATGACCTTTGTATAGCTCTTGAGAGCCATCTTCTCGACATCAGCTACATCCATACCACTAACTACTGATATTATCTCAGCATTCTTAGTATAGACCGTTCCCTCATCTTCAAGCAATGCTTGAATAGCTTGAAACTGCTTGAGCGTTACTTGACTCCAATCCTTAGGTAGTTGTATCTGCATCTTATTAGTAAGTAGTGATTCGTGATAATTGTAGTCTATTGTATGAGCTCTCTTATCTTGTAGATGATATATTGAGCTCCTCTCTGAATAGCTGCTACTCCGAATAGGATTGTAAATATATTAGGATGCCAATGCTCTCCACATATCCCCAATAGATGCCTGATAAACTCTATCATCGCATAGCATATTTCCCAGCCCCGAAGTTGAGTTTCTCCATAGCCACATAGCGCAAGGCATCCAGCGCATGATTGTTAGCATCCTCAGGTATATTGATTGATTCGTTAGTCCGATGGTCTCTCTTCCAGCTATAAGCCTTGAGCTCCTTGATGATATTCATGGAGTCTTGATGAACTATTATCTGAACGCTCTTGAGCTTATCGATTCCTGACCTGACTGAATCCGTACCTTTCTTGACTCCTCTTATTCTGAAGCCTCTCCTCCTCATCTCCTCGATGCTCTTAGGCTCAGCTGAGTCTGCTATGATTTCAGCATGTCTATCGAGCCCACATCTCCCAGCTATATCAGAGTTAGTCAGCCCCGTCTGATAGATGAGCTCTCTGACCCATAGCTTGCCCTCCTGATAGATAACCTCCACGAGAGCAGTAGGGTCATGGGTAAAGCCCCAATCAAGCCCGTAGCAAGTCCATTTCCCAGCCGTAGGGAACTCAGCCGTTTCCTCCCACCAAGTATAAATTGCGCCCTCTCTTCTCGAACGCTTTCCGAGTCCATATACTTTCCATTTATAATCATCGGCAGTACCCAGCCTGATATTCTCCTTGGTAGGCTCATAGCTGAGTATCTTATCTCTTATCGATAAAGGTAGGTAAGGATTATCCAGCTGCGTAGAGTGAACGTATCTTACATCCTCTCTCTTGAGGACTGAATCATATATCCAATGCTCGTCTGTGCTCGGGTTATAATCTAATAAGAACTTACCTAAGCATCTTTGCTCGAGTTGGTCGAAATCGTCTTTACTTGTTTCGATAGCCTCATTCAACCAAAAATAATCACACTCAATCCCATGTAATTTCTGACTATCATCTAAACCGTAAAATTCATAAGTAGCTCCATTCAAGGAATATATCAGCTCAGTCTTATTGAACCTTTCCTCATCCCATAAGTCAAGCGATTTGCAGACCTTGATGAACGTATCGAGAACAGTCGGCTTAATCCATGTTCTTCTGAACCTTGCGATAACAATACGCGCCTTATCTCTATGCCCGAGCGTGAGCAACGCCTGACATATACTCCATGTCTTAGACGAACGTGAGCCACCCTCACAGACAACTCCCCTGATTCCATTATCATTAAGCCCGTTCCATACTTGGCTGAATACTCGAGTACATTCAAGGTCAATTGTTTTTCGCTGGATCATTTATAGTGATTCTGAACTCGGTAGGTGCTCCCTCATTTATGGTCTGCTCAACCTCCTCCTTAGGCTTCCCATATACCCTATCGAACAATACATCAAGGATATGGATAGAGCCCTTATCGAAATCCCTCTGAGCTTTCTTTGCTATCAGGGATATCCAAAACGGCAGAGCATCATTCTTAGCCATCTCTACCAGCTCGTTTCGAGTCTTGCCTAATATCGTTCTGATGATATCCTGAGTCTGAGTCTTAGATAGCTTGAGGTTATGCTCATCAAGAAAGTGCTCCTTGAGCAGAGTCTCTATCTTCTTAGGTCTACCATTCGGGTTACCTGATTGCCCTTTCTTAAAGGGTTTCAAATTATCCTCCTTAGCCATTGTTATCTCTCTGTTTTAATATACATCAGGAACTCATCTTTTGCGCTTTTCTCATCCTTAAAAGCTCCGAGCATCTTGGATGTAGTAGTCCAAGTATCATGCTTCTTAACACCTCTCATTGCCATACATAGATGCTGAGCTCTGATTGATACGGCTACCCCTATCGGGTCAAGCTCCTCTTGTATTCTCTCAGCCACCTGAGTAGTTATCCTCTCCTGATTCTGAAACCTCCGAGAGTAGTACTCCAACGTTCGGGCTAATTTGGAGAGCCCTACTATCTTCTGATTGGGTATATAGGCTATTGCAGCCGTCCCAAAGAACGGAGCCGTATGATGCTCACAGAGAGAGTAGAATGGTATGTTCGATTGAACTATCATCTCATCCGTTCCCTCAGCATCGAATGACGTAAAATTAAACTCAGGTGGAGATAGGAACTCCTCCATGAACTTGATATACCGCTTAGGAGTCTCTTTCAAGCCCTCTCTTGCCGTATCTTCTCCCAGCTCTTCCAAGATGGTACGAAATGCTTCTTGTGCTCTTATAGAACGTTCCATAGCTTATGGTCTTGTACGCTCAACCTCCACTTAGGATTGTCGAGACATAGGTTAATACAATGCTTCATATTCTTAGGGTTGATTTCAAACCCGTCTGAGTGAGGACTCAGCCAATAGTAATACGCCTCTACTGATGGCTCAGGGACATCCTGACCTGAGTGTCTGACATATCTCAATTCGCTTACTCCTTTAGGAAAGTTTTTCTTCACTACGTGCTCAGCTACCTTTGGAGATACACAGATGAAATCTATACCCTCAGGAACTGCTTTCAATCCGCTTGTTTCAATAGCCTGATAGAATCCGAGCTCCTTGAATCTCTCTACTATCTCATCCGTCAGCTGGTCAGCTGGTTCTCCTCCCGTCCATGTAATCTCCTTACTCGGATACTTAGAGCAGAAATCGAGGATGTCCTCTACGCTCATCTCCTTACCGCTTTCGAACTCGGTATCACATCTGATTCCTGAGGCATAACAAGCGTGCTTAGCTGAGCAGCCTGAGAGCCTGATGAATATAGTCGGAACTCCTTTCCTTGCTCCCTCTCCTTGTAGGGAATAGAATATCTCACTTACTTTCATATATCGCTGAGTTTTTTTCATTCTCAAAACACTCTACCCTGATGACTCTGCATCTCCCAGCATCAGTCTTAGATAGAACCTCATTAAACTTATCACATACCATCTTTGCTAAGCTCTCACATCCCATCTTTTCCATCACCTTGAGCTTACAAATACCCTCCATCGCTGCGCTCTCGAAGAAATCGAGATACGGGTCGTCCTTTTCTATAAGTAGCACATGGTCGAAATTGTCCTCCATCCAGCTCTTAAGCCCGTTCCCGATGGGAGCATCCTTGAAGCCTCCAAAGTCTACTACCCAATTCATGTCGTCCAGCGTTTCAGAGCTAAACCATACCTTAAACCTGAGAGCATATCCATGCAAGAGCTGACAATGAGAGTGCTGAGCCTTATGCTGCCTCAGAGCTACTGAATAGTTATCGAATATCTTAGTGCTCACATACATTATATCTAATCAGTATAACAATTTGACTTTAATTTGTTTGTGATTTGTTCTTTAGTCATGTTCTTCAACGGCAATACAATTCGCACTTTATGAATTGATACTTTATTCAACATCAATTCAAGTTCTTTGTAGAACTGCGGTGAATTGTCAGGGTATTTGTCTTCTGCGTTTGTTCCTAAGTGAATCTCAATGTCTTGAGAGCCAAATGTTGAAGCCACACATGAAATAAATGTCAGATTTCTACAATTTACTTCTTTGCCTACCGAAACCATTTTTGGTAATGTAATTATTTCAGTTACATACTCTCTACAATGCTGGAACTCCTTTGTCTTATGTGGTTGAGAATAGTCTATGAATACTTTAATATCATAATCATATAGCTGGTTTAGCAGCATACTATCAGCACCGCCCGATAGAAGCAATATTCTTTTAGTATTCTTCATAAGCGTATTGTTGAAATTTAACCCACTCCTTAAAGTTATGAATTGCTACGGCTCTTGACTTGAGCTTCATTCCTTTGGGCTTGTTAATCTTATCAATACCCTTACCATTAAACTGATAGAGATATCCTCCTCTGTTTCCATATATCCATGCCGTAGAGTCCACAGAATAGAAAGGTAGTTTTTTAAGCATTGGGAGTGATGTATAGCCTAACGCATGGACTTTGCAATCATTTTGTAAAGCAATTTCATTTAGTTTATACAAGATATTTTCAGCACCTTTCTTTCTCGTCCATTTACTATCGTTCAGTCCACTTGCACCAAGAGCAATGTATTCGTACTCCTCGCACATCTTGAGCCAATACTCCTTACCTCTTGACTTATGCCATACGGGTATAGATTTCTTGCCCGTTTCTGCTTCAAGTCGAGCCCTCAGCTCTTCAACTCGTTTAAGACCCACGACCGCATCAATATCAAGTTCGAAGAAATTATCTATGTCCATCTCGTTGATGAAATCAATATACCTCGTGAGATAAGCATCCCAATCAACCCCGCTGGAGTTCTTCTTATCACTCATAAAAGTGAACGCTCCTGAGTCGAGTAGAAAGTCCCAATGGTCTCGTATGTATGGCTTCATCCAATCTTGCATGTAGTAGAAGCTCTCAAGAACGCATATCTTCTGAGCGTTTTCTTCGCGCATTTGTTTCTCAGCTTCCCGAGCAGAATCTCCTCCAAACGGAGTGCTGTACGCTGCCATATAAACTTTCATGTCTTTATGATAATCATCGTGAGCATATTTACCCCATCCCTGAGGAGATGCTAAAAAAACCTTCATCGCTTCTTTTGGATTATGTTTATTCTCCCTCCATACTGACGCAGCTGGAGTTCCGTTCGTGGCTGCCAAGAATATCTTCATTGCCTCAAGTCCCTCCTTAGTGTTCCATACATACCCCCCCCCAGCATTTGCTAATGCCATATAAACTTTCACAATCCGAGTAGCTTGAAAACTATATCCTCCTTACTGCCATCTCTATCCTCGAATGCTTGAAGAACGAGAGCGTAATCATCCTCCGAATACTCAAGCACTATCTTGGTAGAGCTCTTCTCTATACCCTCATCCTCCTCGAAGAATTGGTCAAGGTCGATATCCTCAGGATTCCAAACATCAAGACCCCACTCATTCAGCTCCTCAGGATTCCAGCTATTGCCCAGCTCGTCCCAATCCCACTCACCGAATCCTACGTTATCCTTAACTATAAACTCCTTCTGCTTCTCTTCTGACCAATCAACTATCTGAACGGGAGCTTTCTTCCATCCAGCCTCTGTCATAGCCTTGAGCCGCATATTACCTCCGAGAACCACCATGTCCTTATTGACCACAATAGGTCGGACATCAGCCATCTCAGGAAAGTCCTTTAAGCTCTTGACCAGCTTCTGAAATTTCTCGTCTCTGATTATTCTCGGGTTCTCCTGATTCGGACGAATCTTACTTATTGCAATAGTTTCCATTCTTGTAGTTTGATAATGCTTCTTGTGATGTTGCTCCTGAGGCTTTCTTACATGGCTCCCCGTTCCAATAGTTATCCGCTACCTCTCTGCTGAAACAGTAGAATTTCATGGTATAGGTATTCTGAGTGATGTAGAGCCCGTAGTTCTCGTGATTTTTGTTCTGTTTCATTTCTTCTTTTTAGGCTTGTTATCCTCTGCCCATCTCAGGAGAGTTCTTCCCATTATCTGAGCCGACCTACCGCAAGTAAAGCATAGGGTAGCAGTTGAATTAACGTAATGATATGCAGCCTCGTATTGCTTCTGCTCCTCTCGGGTCAATCTCCCTGAGCTCTGAGCTCCAGCAAATCGTTCCAGCTGGGACTTATGCTCCTTGATGAATTTAAGTAGCTCTCTCTTTGTCATATCCACTCAGACTTATAAATGATTCTCTCGAATAATACTGCTAAGCAAGCCGTCTGAAATGCTATCAGAGCTCCTCCCGTACAAGCTCCGAGAATCAAGCCCGTCCAAAAGGATAAGCAGAGAGGACAGTCAAGAGGTTTCAGTCCAAAAGTCTCGGGTAGTCCGAGAAGCTTCTTAATCTTCAAGTCTATCATCAGTATCTCTACGAATATCAGAGCCGATACCGCTGCTGCAATTGAGTTTAATAACACGTCCATTGTAATCTTCTTTGAGTTTTGTTATAGTTTTCTTAACGGTATTTCCTACGCTCTTGAATGGTATTCCCGTAGCAGCTGCTACCTTCCGATAGCTACCCTCCTTGAAGTAAGACTTCAGCATATCTTGCTCATACCAATGGTAAGTCTTTAGAATACCCTCAAGGATAACGAGAGTCTCCTCTCTTGCTGAATTATAATCGTTGGTGTCAGGTATATCATCGAACTCAATGCCCTCAGAGCTATTAAGCTGATATTTCCGAGCAAAGGTGCTGCGGTTGCTGGTTGCCATGTTTATCATGGTTCTGATAACGTACCAGCGGAGGTATCCTCCCTCGTTTATTTCGAGCCATTTCTCCTCCTCCATTTCGAGAAGAACGAGAGCTACCTCTTGAATCAAGTCATCGGCATTCTGACCAGCTATCCTCTTCGCAAGAGCCGTCAGGCTGGAGTCGGATAGCAAGTCAAGAATTGCCAAGTCTTTCATTTATGCAAAGAAGTAGAATAATAAGCTACCCGTTAGCATTAAAATTGTCATACTTACTAAGGCTCTTGTTAGTATCTCCTCCCATTCTTTACCCATAGCTCGTGCTTCAATTTGCTCAGGATGAATGTTCATAAGTTTGAGTTTTATTTCGTCAATCTGCTTAAGCTCATCATCATCGTATTCGTATTCCGACATGATAATTGCTCTAAGTATTAGAGCTGCATCTCTCTTGTGCATCATAGTTCTATGTTTAGTTCTGAATTGATATTTCTCTTTCGCATAATCTGTAAGGCTTTCTTTCTTAGCTGCTCCTCAGATTGATTCTCTAAAGGCTCAATAATTACCTTATGCCCTTGTTTTGATGTAAATACTGCTCTCATAACGCTTCTAAATATTCAAGTTCTTTGTTTACGTTTCTCAGCTTCTGAGTCACCATCCAAAAGTCTGAGTCCTTTCGATTGGTCATATAGCCTGAATCATGCTTTGCGATAATAGCCAATTGCTCGACTATTCCTTGCTTGTAGTTTCTCAATAGTCTGAGTGTTGTCGGTAGGTAACTCATCTTCTTTTTATCTTTTCAAGTCGTTCAATTGAGCGTATAATCCTATCCAGCTTTCTAACCATCTTATCAGCTTTTAGCTTATGCCCGTTCAGCTTAACTATCTTGCTACTCATCTTCTTTGGTTAAGCGGTTAATATGTATTCTCATTACTGCGTAGTCAAGATGGCTCTTGCTCAGCTTCTTTTTCCTATCCAATAAAGACTTATTACTCTTGTGATATGCCTCAGCTATCTCCCAAACCTCAGCCCTATCCTTGTTGCTGACATTTAAGATACCTTGCTCCTTAGCATATTTACGAGCTGCATGATAGTCCCAGCCATACTCAGGGAAAGCTCCATGCTCCTCTACCCATTCGAGCAGACCTTCGTATAAGTCTTTCTCTCGGTCTTTATACTCCTCAAGCCTTAAAGCCTCAGGGTTAGCCATCTTAGGTCGGCTACGCTCAGCTCTGCGGTATTGGACATAGGCTGAGAGGATAGTTCCCCACCAACCTACTGATTGTTTAGTGATATAGGCTACATCTCGAGCTGGAGTAAGCTTCTCGGCAAGTATCAGCTTGACTGCTTTGCTCAGACCAGCTACCTCCATGTTCGGGAACTCAGATATCAGGAAGTCAATAACTGATACCTTCTGAACCTGAGTCAATAGAGGAGCATCAATGTATGCGCTAATCTTATCCAGCTGGTCAGCTATCTCAGAAGCTGCCGAGTCCCTCAAGGCTATCGAGATTTCCATTGTTCCCGATGTTTGAGAGAGCTTGTTCTGCTCTTGTTTTCCCTTTTTCATTCTTGTTCTTGTTTAATTCAAAAATACCTGACCATCCTTGCTCCATAGATTGTAAGAGCATAGCCTCAGCCGTTTGGTTATCATATCTGTTGAGCTTTGCTTTCATTCGAGTGATAGCTATCATAGTCATCGGCTTTTTCAGCTGCTTACGATGTTGAATAAACTCTTCAAATGTCTGATTCAAACCCTCATCAAGAAGCGCATGCTTCTCTATTATCTCATTACCATTACCATTACCATTACCATTACCATTACCATTTACAGCTTGATTTGCTTGAGTTTGCTTAAGCTCTTCAAGCATTGCTTGCTTTTGCTTGAGAGCTCTTGCCTTTCCTCCCTTACGCCCAGCCTCAGCTCTCCTCTCTCTGCTCCCGTTCCACTTCTCAAGGTCTCTCTTGAGCTGCTGCTTGATAGGTTCAAATGTTAATTGAACGAGTAGGTTCTGAGTCTCAGGCTCAAGGTCATTCACATATCTCAAGATATGCTTGAAGAGCTCTCCAGCATCCTTATCAGGGAGCTTCTCAGCCGTATGAATGACATCTGCGTATAGTATAAACGATTTCTTGTTTTCCATGATTGTTACTATATCAATTTATACCTATTGAATATCAATTAAACTCCAGCTTAAAGCCTTGTTCTCTACATCGAACTCGGTCTCATATCCGAAAGCATCAAGCATGATTATTAAGTCAGACCTGAGCTCCTTATCATAGGGTAACCAGCCATCCATAGCTTTTACTCCATGCAGAACCGTAGAATGGTCTCTACCGAATAGCTGACCAATCTCAGCAAGGGTCATTGTATTTCGAACTATCTGCTTATAGAGAGCCCAAAAAACGAAATACCTTGCAGTCTTATAACGATATACCCGACAAGAGCTCTCCAGCTTCTCCCTATCGAGTACATAATACTGACACCAATACTCGATTAGAACCTCTATCTCAGCTGGATTGTAGATTGCTTTGATTACGGGCTTCTTAACATCCTTTTTCTCAGCAGCTATCTTATCAGCTACCTCTTGCATATTAACGCATTGCACGAGCTCTGCTATCAGGCTCTGCTGCTTCTCAATTATCTCTCTATACTTTTCAACCATGATTTTTGTATTTGTTTATAAGTTCAACTAAATCCGAATCGGTAAACTTAGCCGTTCGGTTACTCTTATTCATAAGCTCCTCAGCAGTTCCAGCTCCATACTTTTGGTCGATATGGATACTCATCTTATACTGCTGACCTTGCTTCCACATATTACACCCTTGACATTGGGCGTGAACATTCTGTTCATCCCATCGAGTAGAGTATTTACCTCGGCTCATAAAGTGACCAGCTTGCATCTGCTTAATCGGCTTGACTACTCCGCAAGTTGAGCATGAGCACATATCATCCTGAGAGTCTCTCCTCCTGATGTATTGACTGAATACGGTATCCAGCTGCTTGACGATTGCCTTTCTACTTCGCTTCTTCATAGCTCTCTCCTTTCGTGGTCTCTCTGAGATTGCAATGAATCAACTACCAGCTGCTGCTGCCTGAGCCGTTGTCTAAGGCTCTCTAAACACTCATCATACTCAGACAAGGTAAGAGCAAGGTAATAACCCTTTGACGAGCTTAGAACGCCTGATATCAAGTTATACAATCTGATATGGCTAATCATCTTACGCAGCTTAACGGGAGTGAGCTTATACTTACCCAGCCTCCCCGTAGCGTTAACTTTAGAGCATATCTCTGTCCCTGAGATAGCTTTCTCCTTGCCTAACTTAGAGCGAAGCCCTGCCAATATAATCGGCAAGGCTTCACTCTCCTCAAATGGAGTTAGGTCTTCGGTTATCTTCTCGAATCCTACTAACATCAGAATGGCAAGTTATCATCTTGTTGCTCGTTGAATTGCTGAGCCATATCTCCAGCTGGATAAGGATTGACTGCATCAGTCTGAGCTGCTCCTTGAATCTTCCATGCTATCAGATTAGTGAACCATCTCTCCTTATACTCCTTACATTCGATATTAAACTCTACATCTACCTCGTCCCCTATGCTATTGGAGTACCTCTCCATAGTCTTAGCGAATAGGGTGAAGTGATAGAACGCCTCAGCATCCTTGTAGCCATCATTATTCTGAATGACAAGCTCTGCTTTCGAGTATTGCTTTCCAGCTTTCGATACTCCTGACGCATCTTTGTACGATACTACTTTTCCTCTTACTTTCATGTTATTGATTGATTGGTGATAATTGTGTTAATGTTAAATTGAAATTTCCGCATTCTTCTACTCGGCTCTTGATAGCTTCCCATGCCTCCTCGTCCCATTCTACCTCAAAGGTCTTCACCCTGAGCTCGATAGGTATATGTCCGAAAGTCATGTTTCTTCGAACCTCATCCTCAGCAGCTTCAAGAACCTCCTCAGCTCCCATCCTATAAGCCATAGAATCGAGCTCTCTTCTTATGAGATGCTCAGGAGTATCTACAAGGCAGTAATCGAGATACGCTTTCCTCTTACCCGTTAGAGCCATGTAACCCATGAGCTGCCAATAGTAATCCTTATTAGGTATGACCTCATCGAATAGAGGGTAAGTATCGATGCTCCATGAGCACTTGATATCCCTGACTGAGTCCTGATAAATTAGGTCAGGAGTTCCCGTTAGATAATCGTCAGAGAAATGCTCCTCGTTCTTAACTATGAACGGGTCGAGCTCATATCTCCCAGCGACCAATTCAATCGCCTCGTCCTCCATTATCAGCCCTTTATCGAGATACTTATTACTAAAGGTTCTACGAACTCCGAGAACCTCCTCCTTAACTATCTGCTTTACGCAGCTCTGAGCAGTCTTTGAAAGCTCTCCTTTCTTGCGTGAATTGGTCATAACCTGACCGAGTGAACTACATCTGATTTTCATGATTCTGTTTTATTTGATTCTACAACTATTTGCTTCCATACTGAATCCGAGATGCTAACGTGCTCAGTCATCTCATCTCTACTCATGCCCTCTCCATATCGGTCAACGCAATGCTGGAACATCTTAGTTCCCTTTGTTACCGCTTTCTTCGCTGGAGCTTTAGTTGCTACCTGAGCTCCAGCTGCATCAGTATCCTCATCTACTACTATCCCAAGCATGGAGCTGAGAGCGTATCTGCGATAGTATGTAATAGCTGAACCATCAGATTGAAACTGATTCATACCCTTGAGCATAACTCCGTCAGGGATATCAATGTAGCTCGTCTCACTCTCTCCCGATGATATATGAACGAGCTTCGTCATTATTGACCTATTGACGAGAGGCTGTAGTAGAACCAGCTTATGCTTCCTGAGAAGAGGCTGGATGACATCCATGATACTCGGTAGGTCGGCATACTTATACCCGTACCCTTTCGCTCCTTTATTGATGGCTGGACATTCATTCTGAAAGTCGCTGAGAGCTTGCCATATTGTTTTCGTTTTTTCCATGATAATTACTTACTTGATTAGTTGATTAAGTGGTGTGAATTTAATTCCTCGTTCACGTAGGAACTCGGCAGTAATAGCGTAGATGCGATTAGCATCAATTCGTCTACTCGGACGATAGGTACTCAGGACATCCACTACTGTGCTTCTCGGAAAGCCTGACCTCTCCGATACTGCTTTGATTCCTCCGAGAGGAAGTAGCCGTAGTGTTCGTTTTAATATTGCTTGTTCTTTCATTTCGCTAAGATAACAATTAAGCACCCCTTTGTAGGGCTATATTTGACCCAATCTGAAGCCAATCGTATCGGTCAGATAATCCTAAGTCTCGGAGTAAGCTCTCCATCTTTCTCGGAGAGAGAACTATAACCGCATCTCGAATCTCTGACATCATCAGAATAGTCAGCATCTTACAATACCTCTGATTTCTAACGCTCATAAACTCCGACATCTTATAGATGTATTGCTCCAGCTTTTGAGGCTCTATATTCTTGCTTAGTATATCCATTGGTAGTCTCCTTTTTCATTGAAATTATTCATCCAAATTACCAGCAGTCTCTTAGCCTCAGGTCGGTCAATTCCAAATATCGTAGCGATATAAGGAACTGCTCCGAACATATTGGTTGAGCCCTCTGCTCTGAGCTGATTAAGGTATTCACATACCATTACTTCGAGCTCTGAGGCTCTTCTCTTAGTTGCATCTCCCATTATTTCTTCTCTTCTTTTTCGGGTATTAGGTTTATAACTTCATCTTCCTCTTTCCATTGCTTTTCTTTCCAATAGCTTACAATGGGTTCGTCCATTGAGCAGTCTATGTAGAAGGTCATATCTCTGATTGTTATGTAAACAACCTCTTGTGTGTTTGGCTTGATTATCATGGGTTCAGGTTTATGAGTTTAATACGACCAGCTGCTATCTCCTTTCGAGTCTCTCCCGAAGTAAGCCCCAGCCATTGATTACGATACTTTGAAGTGGTTCGGGAGTAGTCCCAATAATACTCGTCAAGATAGATATCCTGACCCTCCCATTTACCGATGATTGAGCCGTAGCTCTGAAACCATTCTACGCCATCGTGATTGATGACAAACTGATTAGCTACCTCCTTATCAGAGGCTTTGCTCACCATGTTCTTTACCTTAATAAATTTCTCCATGATTATTTGATTGTTTTTCTGATTACTTCGTCATACAATTCGATGGCGGCATTTACACGACCATCTCTATACCTATCTACTGCTTCGGAATTGGTTGATATGGCTGAGTATAATTTGCCATACTTTTCAATGGTCACTTTATAGTGCCCCCATCCTGAGCGTCTTACTCCTTTTACTCTGTCTTGCTTCTTCATGATTATTTGATTATTTGATTATTGATTTCCATAATTAACTCTTAACCCTTTCTTACGCAAGGCTTTCACATGCTTAACATGCCCTTTCATAATCTGACACGCTGCTGATTTGCTCTCAATACCTGAGGAGATAATGAACCACTCCTCAGACTGATACCAAGTATTCTGCCCCACCATCATATCATGCTTATTTTGAGCAACCTTATAATATCGAGCCCTCTCATCTTTATTAACTATTACCATCCATTCCATACTATTCTGCTTTTCCATGATTATTGATTTTTAATTGTTTAACTTATTTGAGCACCCACCATTGGGCTCTCTTCATCCCCAAATATATGTAATTGTTTTGGTATAATAACAAAAGTATGAAAAGAAAATAGAGCCTTAGAGCTCCATCATCTGATTGATAACCGTATGCCCTCCGATGGAAACCGCGCAGCCTATCGCTGGTTTCTTCCCTCTCTTGGCATAAGCGAATGCATACTTATCGTTATCGATTCCGCAGCCTACTTGAGTCCCGAATACCTTAAAGTTTTGACCTACGTAATATTCCGTATAGCATTGGGTATGGAGATGTCCTTGAATGGTGCTTTGCATATCAGCTCTACATTTTGTCCGAGCCGTTCCACCCTCTCCATGAATGTATTGGACATTATCATAAACCACCCGGTCAGTAAATCTCCAACTTGGAGCTCTCAGGACTTCGTTGTAGCTCTTAATCCATGCCTTTGGAATCCCTCCACTAAAGGCTTTACGAGCTACCATTCTATCATGGTTACCTATAATCACATCAGCTACGGGAAAGGTCTCAATCCATTGCTGGAGCTTATTGATTGCCAGCTCCAATTCATCCCCAGCTGAGATACCATCAGGGTCAGTTTCGTGATAGCTTGAGTAGTGGTTATCAATTATATCTCCGATGAATACTACCTGATTACAATTCCATCTCTGATATGTATCAACGCAATGCTGATAATAGCCCTCAAGAGAGAATGGTTCGTGGAGGTCTCCGATAACTAAGATGCGCCTCTCCTGAGCAGTTAGATTATTGAAAGCAGCTAATCGGTTACCGCTTAATCTCGGTCTTTGCTCAGTCATTCTCTGCATGAACTTGATATGCAAACTCAGTATCGAGCCTTGCTATTTCCATGAGGTCATTCTCCCACTCCTTAGCAGCCTGAGCTCTCTCTTCGGTAGTAGATTCTACTCCAAGATTAGCCTGACGAGAGGCGTTCTTCTTGAGATATCTATCAATTGCTTCTCGTATTCCTTGGTTCTCGTGATATGTCATAGTTGGTATCCTAATATTCCACTGATTTGATGGTTAATACTATATCCGTAATCTACTCCAAACATAAATCTTTTATGCGAGAACAGAATCCCTCCTCCAATAACGGGAGATGTAGAGCTCTTGAAATCACTTATTACTCCAGCTCGAGCATAGAGCCCTATTCGTAGCCTCTCAGGAGATGAGCTCAGAGATATCTGAAGTCTCTCAGATTGGTTCTGATAATTGCTCCAGCTGACTCGGACTGAACTACGCTTAAACTGAGCAATAGTGTCATAATTAAGCTTCTCAGAGAGCCATGCCTCTACTATTTTAACTGTATCAATCAATATAAGCGTATCTAAGCGCATAACTATTTGCTCTGATAGGATTGTATCAAAAGTTTCTATTATGCTCTTAGAGACATATCTAACGGAGTCAGTTTTCCATCTCTCCACGTATTCTACCGTAGGAACGAGCTTCTCAATAGTGATAGTTTCGGGCTCAGGCTCTCCGCATCCACGAGCTCCGAGTAAGATTCCAACCACCAAAGCAGCCGCAACCATCCAATACTCCTTAATGAAATACGATAGGATGCTATGCAAAGTAAAGCTCAGATTCTTCTGCTCTTCTTGCTACCAATCCGTTGAGGACTTTACCTCCTGATTTAACCCAGCGTTTCATCTCTCTCTCAATGTTCTGATTTGATGGGTCGTTATTGATTAAGATGAGCATGGTACTCCTCTTGAGATTCCCGATACCGAGATTGTAAGTAAACGATATTAGAGCTCCCAGCTGGTTAGGACTTAACTCATGTTTCAAGACTTTCCTGACCTGAGCCTCTACATCCTTGACATGGCTGATAAGAATCTCCTGAGCTCTATCTCGGTCAATCTTCTCATCAGTCATCTTGACCTCCTCTCCATCCTCGTAGAATGTAGAGCCGTAGCCAATAGTAGGGACTCCAGCTGGACATAAGTATGCCTCAGGCATAAAACCCTCCCATTTCTTGATAAGCTTGATAGCAGCTCCTACCGCTTTGCTTTTCTTCTTTGCCATGTTATTTCATTTTACATCTATTCTCCTTGAGCTCACCTTTCATTTCTGTTAGTGCTCTCGTATTATTGGAGATGACATCAGCGAATTTATCTACGTGGTCGTTATTAGCATCGTTCCATTCTTTGCGCTCGTCTCGATGTATATCGGTCAGCTTGTTTAGATAGTATAAAAGGATACCTAAGATGACTCCTGAGAGACCGAATGAGGTAAGAGCTTCGAGTAGAATTTCCATTATAAAACTAAGTTTCCTTGTTCGTCTATGTCAGGAATGATACCCCACTCTGCTAACTCAGCTATCCATTGCGCCTCATCTGTAAATTCATCGAATATCCAAATCGTATTGAAGACTTGGTTTGGGTCAACCCAACCATAAGACTTGACTTCTGTTCGCTCGTTATCGAAACAGATATAGTAGGTTCTAACTGATGGGTATTTTATTTCGTTCATCTTATTTGTTTTAAGCTGCTCCTCCGTCTGTGATTCCTCCCCACTTAGAGATTAGACTTGTTCGTGCAGTTTCTGCTGCGCCTCCACTTGTATACTTACTTCCACCGAAATTAACAGTCCCTGAGTAAGACATAGCTCCTTGAGCATCCCAAGCGATTAGCAAAGCATCATAATTAGCCGTTGTGATACCCGTTGCTCCATTCATGAAAGCCTGCAAATTCCCTTGGTTGATATCCCAACCATCCATAGCACCCCGAAACGCATCACATTGATTTAACATATATCGAAAGTCGGTTGCATTTGAAGTGTCGAAGCCACTTATATCACCATTCATTTTTGTACAGCCACTAAAAGTTCTATTGAAACCTGCAACATTCGAAGTATCCCAAGAATCTAAACCTGTTCCCGTAAATTTCGTGCAACTTTGCATCATGCCGTATAAATTACAATTAGTTCCAAACGATAAATTTGCAACTGAAGAATTGAACGAAGTACAACTACGCATCATCTCATAGGCAGTAGTTACGCCTGAAAAATCTTGACCATCTAAACTTCTATTCCAAGCAGAATTTCCGTTAAACATTTGAGCGACATTTGTTACGCCTGAGTGTATCCATCCGTCAATGATTGGGTTTAGACCATTTGCTCTGAAAGCGTGATTAAATGCAGTAGCGGTTGAAACATCCCAACCACTTAAATCAGGAGTTCCCAAAGAATGACAATTGTAAAAGAAGTATTCAAAAGAAGTTGATGTCACAATTGGTGCATCTGTTGCCGAGATAGTAAAATTAGAACATCCGAAAAATCCCCTTGAATAATCAAGCGTTAAATCACCCCAATTCGAAACATCAAGAAGTTTTGTTTTATCACCAGTATTATTAAAAACGAATCCGACCATCGTACCGCTAAGCGTAATGGTGTAAATTCCAGCAGTTGCAAATGTATGCGTTCTATTTGCGTAGCTTAGACTTGAACTTGAGGAATCTCCCCAATCAATTGTCCCTGAATATGTACCTGCTGGTCGTAACGGCAACGTGATGCTATCACCATCACTTGCTACATTCCATGTGGCAACGAAGTCAGGATTTCCAGCCGCACCTCCTCCTCTTCCAGCTTTATTAAAAGATGTCCCTACTCGATTGAATAAAGATGGCATAGCTTATCCGTTGTAGATTACTACTGAGCCTGATGCAAGAGTAATAGATGTAATTGAGCTCTGCTCAGGAACGGTTATCAGAGAACCAGCTTTTAATACTGCTGCGGAATCTAATCCATAAGCAGCAAGAGAGCCGACTCCACCTACTGCGAAAGCTGAGAATGTAGTATCCTCCTGAGCTATCAAGCAGTAAGCTCCGAGAGAGCCATGAGCTCCCGTTCCCGTTAGTAGTTTTGAACCCTTAGAGCCCGATATTCTTTGGTCGTAAGTCATATTAAATTGGTATTTGACACTTGTTATAATTGTAAGATTGAGTCAAGCTAAGAACACAAGAATGACCACTTACCTTATCATCAAATCGTTCCGTAAATGGGTCGAATGATACTGATGGTTGAATGGTTACTCCCTCTGTATGGAGCTGACGAAAGTATGCTACAAAGTCAAGAAGAATCAGAAGCGTATCGCTAAGGACTTCCTCCTCATTCTCCTCAGCTGGGAGAACCCTATCCATGCAGATTAGCCTGATATCATAAGTCAGAGTTCTATCTGATACAGAAGCAGAATCTTCTATTGCCCAAAGGACAACGTAATCAAGCTCCTTTGGTTGAATCTCCCATACATCTCCCTGACCGTACTGAGCTATCTGCTGGTGAGCATTCGCTTCCGTTTCGATTAGTTGAAATATTTGATTGAGAGTGTACATATCTTTTAAGCTTTCGCTGATTCTTGAGATTAGCGTTTCGACTCATATTTGTCCTTTAAGCTGGTATAGTTTGGTCTGCGCCCTAAGTAGATTCCCGTAGTGAATACTCGAGTATCAGGCTGGATAACATCAAGCCCATCATCAGGGTTAGCATAAGCTGGGTAATCAGAAGAGTTCTCAAGGAGAAAACTTACGAGCCTCTCGGTGTACCATTCTGCCTTATCCTTATACTTCTGAGATATGAAGTTAATCTCATCTAAGGAAGCCGTTTGACTATTCTCAGAGCTCTGCTGCATTACGCCCTTATTCAGAAACTTGTAGCTGATAGCTGACGGAGCTTCTGCCTGAACCCAATACAATAGCATAGGCTGGATATAATCATTCAGAAGAGTAGTATTTGCAGCCGTTAAAGTGCTACCAATAATCTGAGTCTTGAGTTCATTATACATAGTCGTTCCCAGCTTAGGCTGAAGATGTATATCTTGACTCAGAATGATAACGGGACGAATGAACTTAAAGTCAATATTCTCATGGAGGAGAGTATTGTCTTTTACGAACGCCTCTGATATGAATAATACGTTTGCCATTATCTCTTCGCTTTAACAATTACTTGCTTCCATTCATGTCGGCAATGGTAATTCTTACCCCAATATCCACCGCCTCTCTGCCATACATTTCGGTCAGCCTTGACTCCCATGTTTATGATATCCTTTAAGTCCCAAGTCTTATTGCCACCGAGCTCTCCGTTCTCTTGCTCTTCGGTTCTCTCATCTACTCCAGCGGTTACCTTACATAGCTTCTTACAGAAATCTCGAGTCGTTGAAATAACAAGCTCAGCTCCAGCATTATCTCTCAAACCATATACATAACGAATCTCGTAGACTTCCTCCATCGGCTCTACCTCCTCAATTATCTTCTCTCCCTTTGGAGTAACCGTAGTGGAACGCTGAGTCGAATCGAGTACCTCTGATATCTCTATCTTAATTGCTCCCTCAGTTACAAGAGTCTCAAGAGCTTGAGTAACCCTTTCAACAGAAAGGTTCAGAGAACGGCTAATACTTAGGTATGGAGTTAGTGGGTCTTTGCTTAATATCTCAAGGATTGCGCTCTCTACTGCTCCGATAGAACTGAACCAATACTTGAGGCTCTGAGCTTGTCTCATAATAGCCTCTTCGTTCGAGCTGATACTTGAGAAGTCAAATGACCGAGCCTCTGAGCAAACCTCATACTTATCTGAACCAGCTGCTATCAGAGCTTCAAGATACTCCTCTCTATCATCCTCAGAAGAGAAGCCTTGAGATATTATTGCTCGAAGCTCCTCAGATACATCCTCAGGCAATTCATCCCCGTAGACTGTAGCTCTTGCCATCTCAGGCGTAAAGCCGTAGAGCTCGGTCAATACTGAGATAGCTGAACCAGCTGCTACCAATCCTTGTTTCACATTTTGAAGTAGAGTAATGATTCCCGATACTCCACCTACTGAGCCCTTGAGAGTTGCCTGAGCATCCTTAGCTTTGCCATCATCTCCAGCCTCTTCTTTTTCTACTACCTCAAGTCCTACCTTCTCACGTATCTCGTCATTAGTCATAACTGATACTACGGTAGCCTCTGAGAACTGAACGCTGATAGGCTCTGTATCTTTGATGAATAACCTCTCCTCGAATCCTTGAAGAGACGCAAGTTCGTTGAATACTCTCTCAATTATCTGCTGCCGTCCATTCACATAGGTATTCTGGAAGAGCTCGAAGCTATCAATAAGCTGACCTCTTGATGTGAATAGACCATCCTCCTTAATTCCGAATAGAGCTGGGTCTACCACTTGATGTCCAGCGTATAGCTCTTTCTGAACGGTGCGGTTTAGAATCTCGAAACGCTTATCAAAATCATTCCCGTTAAGCTGCTGAATCTCAGCTCCTCTCTCCTTAGAATCTGAGAAGTTTAATACTATTGAATTAGCATTATCCGTATTCGTGAACTTATCCTTTATTTGTCTCTCAATTTCTTCTTGCTCCTCAGGAGTAGGTTCTCCGTTGTAAAAATTTATAAGAGTTCCTCCCATGAACCCATTCTTGATTGAGTTGAGGTGGAAGTTCGCAATCTCTACATCGAGCTCTATATAGCTTACGCATCCCATATAAGTCGGGAGAGGATAGTATTTACAATCAGGATGATAAGCCTTAACGTATAGCAATTGCTTACCCTCAGGCTCTTTCCAATTAAACGCCTCTATCTCCTCTACTACGGGATTATGCTTAGACCAATCCTCTGAGTAGTAATACATAGAACCATCATCATTACTCCGATACCTTGCGAAGTCAGCATGATAGATAGCTGCTATCTTATCGTTAAGCTGATTGTAGACAATCTCAAGTGCGAAGCCATTGTAGAGCTCCATATCCATTGCTACCTTCTCTAAGATATCATTAAGGCTCTCGTATTGATTAGGATGCTTAATGAATTGCTCCAGCTCTGCGAGCCTTAGCGTATCAAGATTCTCAGAGTTAATGCCCCATCCTTGACCGACTACATAGTCTTTCTTGGAGTTAATGATAGCATGATGCTTTGCGCTCCTACGATAGAGGTCAAGTAAGAACTCAGGGTAGCGATTTTTCCACTCACCCTCAGCTCCGAACAGAATCCAATCCTTGCCCCTGACCTCTCTGAAATCAGGAACTTTCTGAGCTGCAAAGTTCAATATCGATAGTTGACTATTCTCCATAAACTACATATGTTGCATTACCTCCTACATAAGTAGGAGTAGCGGTTATTGTTCCATCTACTTTAACTATCCCTTGCTCAAGCATCGAGAGCCCTGATGGGTCTACGTTAGAGCTGGAAGAATTGGCGTACACATAGTATCTCCATTGTCCTTCATTACTCAGCTTTATCTCAGCATTTGCTGGAGTAGGAGTTCCACTACCAACCTCAGTCAAAGTGAACTTGTTATATCGAGCTGGGTAGAGGCTTGAGTCCTGAGCTATTGCATAGACTATTTGTTCCGTAGTATCACTCTTGAACTCGAATAAGTAATAGGTAGCCGTCCCTTTTTCTGTGAGGGTTACGACCACCGTATTGCTGCTATCTTGGTTGATGTTTATCAAACCGCGAATACTACAAACTCGATATCAACATCTGAAGTATCTGCTTGAGCACTAATCACATCAATATCATCGAACGAGGAGAATGCCGAACCACTTGAGTTAGCACTAATGTCTCCACTTGATAACATAAATGTAGCACCAGCTGGAATCTTTAAATCGAATGTATCATGCGATGTTTTTGATACTCTAACTCTTACGTAGTTGGTATCGTCCAAATTAGTGATGCGGAAATAGTTGAGATTTGCTCGAATAAATTTACCCTGACCGTTAGCGGTTGATAATGCTATTAGGTCTATCTGTCCCGAAGATGGAACGGTCTCTACTCTGCGGTCTGTCTCCGCAACATTGGATATAGTTCTCGAGTGATTTCCACCACGATCTACTCCTCCAAGAGTCAGACTTTCTGTTATCGAAATTGTCGCAGTTGCTGCGGTTACTGTACTTGCCATTAGATGGGTCTTTTTTAGTAAGTAGCAAAGCCTGATTTTCGTGCCAATAAGCCCAGCAAAAAACAAGTGAAAAACGGGCGCAAATTGGAGATATTAGAGAAAAATACTAAATCGCTGAGAATGCGGTTTTAAAGCGTTCTAAGAGCATAACGGGTCTGAGTGGATATAGTATATTAAAAAAAAAAGATAGTCGAAACCCTTGATATGAGTGGGATGTAGAGCCGCACCTGATTTCCAAAAAGAAAGGGCTACCCGTTAGAATAGCCCTCTCATATCATGGAAAAAAACAGCCTGATTATTGTGGCAAATCAGACTGCTAATATACACTAATTATGGATGCGTGGTAGTGTTAGTTACTGCGCTAATAAGTGCGGCAGCTGATGCTGCTTCAATCTGTAACATAGGAGCAGCCTCCATGCCCGAAAGCGTTAAGGTGTATCCTTGTAAATCTGCATACGCAGTACCCGTCGCTGAAGTTCCAGCTGAGACCTCAAGTCCCGTAGTTACTCCGCAAACGAAATACCCAGCAGTCTCGTCATTAGTCTCAACGATTGCGACCAAACGATTCTGAGCAAGAAGCTTGATTTCATTTCTACGAACTGCATCCAGCTTACTCATTACGATGGTAACCTCAGGAGTGTAATAAACTGTTCCAGCAGATGGTGCAGAATTGATATTTTCTGTAAGGCTGCTCGTTTCCTTGAGCTGGTCATATTTGTAGAATGATGTCGCTGCGCTTCCCCACGCAGTTATCTCTCCTCCTGATACTGTAGCATCAAGAGCAAGGTAATCCGCAAGAGTAGCGATACGAACTGACTTCACGCCACCTATTGCGTCCTTGCAATCGAGAGTAAAGCCTTTAGTTAAAGCACATGGCATAGTTATTCTTTTTAGGTGGTAAAGGGAGAGCCCGAAAGCCCTCCCATGAAATCAATTTATACTACTCGACCTACTTGGTCTAAATACGCTATCTG